GAAAAGAATGTGTATGAAAAGCCAACCCTTTGCAGAGTTGGCAAAAATAAAAGCGCCATCAGGCGCTTAGTACATTTGAGGTTTCCAGTTTGTTTCGTATTCGTCACTTAACTCGTAGCCAGCATCAGTAGCATAGATAATGTCGTAGTCGTTATTATTAATAGTGTCAGTGTACAGATACTCTTTCTTTACTAAACTACCAAGAACGCCCTTCACAGATTTCTTATCCATATTCAACGCTGTCGCTACGTCAGAAACTGTTACGTCAGAGAATGTATATTCAGCGTAGTAGCCATCCGTCATCAGGTAGTTCATGAAGTTCGCTTCTAATACTGTTAGTCTACCATCTTCGTGAGCTTCTTTGATTCGTTTCATCATGCCTTCTGTTAGCTTCGCGCTTTCTTTCTTAGCAGGAGTTTTCTTTTCGGCTTTCGGTTTGCTAATACTCGCGTTTACGTTACCGTTAGCCAGTTTACCAAGGTACTGCATGCCTTTTATAAAGTATTTTGATTTTAGCTCTGCATCATCACTCTCAATTAAGATTACAACGTCCACCGCGTTACCGTCAAAGATTGATTTATTCGTTCTAAGCTCTTTACGAAGAGTTCTATGAGCGTTTTTCGCTTCACCTTCCCAGCTAGCCGTTTCACCTGTTACCGTATTTTTAACCGTATACTTTAAGTTTGTCATTTCCATCGTCTCCTTTTTCTTCTCCGATTTATCTTACAAGTTAATCATACTATGAATAACATATGATTTCAACAACTTTTCCTGATTTTTGTCAAAGAAAAACCTGAGCATCATAGCTCAGGCATTCTTTCTTTTCTTAAGGGTTACAATATCTTGAATGTGACCAATACTAACCTTGTACTTTTCAGCTAACTCCCTGTTGCTCAAACCTTCTTTACTAAGTTTCCTTATCTCTCTAACCTGTTCGTTAGAAAGCTTCGTTTGAGGCAGTCTAAACTCTCTAGGAGTGTTAGTTCTACCTTTTGATACCATATCTTCAGAGTTCTCTTTTGGAGTGCCTTCAGAGAGGTGTTCTGGGTTTATACACAATTTGTTATCGCAAGAGTGCATAATAACTTTACCCTCTTCAATTCGTCTCTCAAGAGTAACTTCCATAATGTATCTTATAAGTGACGTGTGTAGTCTTCTTCCGTGTATTCTTCGCTTTATGAGTGGGTAGTGACCTTTGTACGATGCGTGACTCACACAAACCCAACAGTCACCACTGTCGCCACCTAACTTATACTGTATGGGTAACGCTCTTACATCAACCTTTTGTTTCTCATCAAAAGTTTTGATTTCAGCTTCCATCGTTGACCTCACTGGGTTGACATATAAGTGTCAACCATCGTTGCCCACTCATCAGGGTTTTCACGGAAATACTTAGCAAGCTCTTTCTTTCGGTAGTTTTTACCTTTGTACAACATGTAACCTTTTGAATCACCAAGCAATCCTGCCTTAAAGCTCTCTTCGAGTACAGAGTTATATTGGTCAATGCCAGCTACGTCACTAGCGAACAAAATCGCAAACTCTGCTTCACCAAAAGGAGGGGCAACTTTGTTCTTTTTCGCAGTTAGTTTACACTTGATTCCAACTACATCATCACCTTCTTTTAAGTTACCTATTCTTTTTACTTCGATACGTTGCGAAGCATAGAATTTTAAAGCACGCCCACCAGGAGTTGACGACTTGTCACCAAACATAACACCAATCTTGTCACGTACTTGGTTTATGCAGATGAAAAGAACGTTTGAAGAGTTAATAAGCTTCGTAATCTTTCGGAAACCCTGTGACATAATTCTACCGTGGATACCAACGTTGTGGTCTCCATAATCACCTTCAACTTCAGAACGCGTAGGGGTTGCAGCTACACTATCCCAAACAATAGTAACCAACCGTTCAGGGTCACGTTTTTTAATTTTTTCTATAATTTTTTCAACGTAGTCAAAAACGTCTTCCATCGTTCCTGGTTGCGCATAAAGAAGCTTTTTAAGGTCAACACCAATATCTTGTGCTCTTTGTTTCGATAGTGCATGCTCAGTATCAAGGAATATAGTTGTTGCCCCCATCTTCTGTGATTGCGCAATAACTGAAATGGCTAAAGTCGTCTTACCATTAGATTCAGGACCGTAAACTTCCACGATGCGTCCAAAAGGAAGCCCCTTACCCAATACAGCATCAATGAAAGGGTGGCCAGAGCTAACCCAGTGCTTAACATCACCCGTTTCGCTACCACCAAGTATCATGGTTCCTTCGTCACCAAACTCTTTATTTATGTCAACTGTTAAATCAGCAAGAAATTCTTCCTCAGATAAAATTACGTTTGATTCTTCTTTGTCTTTTTTACGTTTACTTCCCATCTTCACAGACCTCCATTTTTAGCATGTAAATAAAGAGGTGACAGGATCGTCACCTCTTCTTCAAGTATTAGTCGTTTAACATCGCGGCAATTTCAGCTTCGATTTCATCTTCAGACTTACCACCTGTGCTCTCAGAGCTTACAGGCTTCTCTTCAGCAGGCTTTTTCTCTGCTTTCTTCTCTTCGCCTTTTGGTTCAGTAGAAGAAGCTACAGTGCCTTTTGAATCGTCTGAGCTATCATCGTCAGAAGTGTTATCGCCTGTTAAGATAGCTAAACGCTTCGCGTAATCGCGAGGAGTGGCCAGTTTTTCCAAGTCATTCAGCTTTTCTTTCCAATCAGGAATACCAATCGGAGTCTGCTTCGGACGGGCATTTGTTTTGTACTCTGTGTCCAGCTTTTTACCGGATTTAGTGATGATAATATCATAGCCCTCTTCTGGGTCAGTGATATCACCATAGTCAGGATCGACGATAATTCCAAGAATGTCAGTAAAGATAGTAGAGCCACAACCATAAGCTAATACTTCACCATATCCTTCTTGACCTTCTTCGATAGAACGGTCAATAATGTTAAAGTAATAACGGTTAGAAGCTTTCATACGCTTCGCTAACTTCTCATCATCAGGATCCTTCGTTTTCCAAAGCTTATCAACGTATTCGTGAATTGGGCAGTTAGCAGGTGAGCTATCCAACGGGATCGTTACCATTTTACTGTCAGGTCCCACGTTATAGCGTACCTTTGCTTCAGAATAAAATTCTTTGCCCTCAGCAGCAGGTAAAATACGGATAACGTTTCGTCCATCTTTCGGCTTCCAAAAGTCAGCACGTCCGCCACCACTTTGTTTGTCTTTTACCTCTTGCATTTTACGTTTTAAAGCTTCAATATCTAATCCAGCCATCTTCTAATTCCTCCAGTGTTTGTCAAGTTTTTATCAGGTTTATACAGGACACCGCATTCTACGGTGTCTGCGTCAGACGAGGAAGTTTTCCGGACTTGTCGGTTGTAGGGGAGGGCAACCTACCCTCATCTGACCTAGACACCGCAGAAAACGAGTACAGCTGTTATTAACTTGTTTAATTTTCTCGTTGCGTAATCATCTTTGCTCTCGCTTTTAAGTCGTCAGCTACGCTCTGACTACCTTTTGAAGTATCTTTAGTACGAACTTCGCCAGAGTTGCCATTACCGTCACGGATATGAGCACCAACGCTAATAAGCATTTCTTTCCGATGTTCAAAAGCCTTTACCACCTTTTCCATAGTTGAAGCGTTCTTATTAGCCGTATTATAGCTAGCTAACTTTTCATCATAAACAGGATCTAACTTAATCTGACCTTTAACCATCGCTTCAGTTATCTTGATGCCTTCATCTTTAAGAGAAGCACGAACACGCTTGTCAGCTCTCGCTTCTTCCTTTTCGAGTTCAGCTTCAGCGTAATCTCGTTGTAGCTTAAGACGTTCAGTAACCGCACTCCACCAAGCATACTTTCCTGGTTGTTTCATAAAGTGCTCAGTCAAGTTACCTTCTTCAATCTCTAGCTCTTCACGGATATTAAACGTTTTTGTTTCACCGTTAGCAAGCTTAAGCGTAACGTCCAGGAGGTTTAAATCGCCTAACTCAATAATCATTTTCGCAAAGCCCCTTTCTTAACTTACACCTAATAAAAGCGCGGTTTCAACTTTTTACTCTGGGTTGTCAACTAATTAGTCGAACTTTTTGTTTGGATAAAACTTCAAACCCTCGTTCCTCCCAGAAACGGATAAACTTTGCAGTACACTTAACCTCGATGCCCTGCTCTGTGTTTTTCATAATGAACGCATCGCGTTTCTTTCTAAGCTCTCGTAGCTCTTTCGTAGTAAACATGATAAACCTCTCCTTATATTTATGTATTTTCGATTTATATACACTAATATAAGGAGAGTCAACAACTTTTTACTCCGTAGCCAACAGAGGTATTCCGGCTTTTTCGTAATCTTTCTTTTTCTTCTCTGCTACTTTTCTATCGATATACTCAAACACACCCTCAGCAAGCACCTCTTCGATGTCATCAATGCCCACTAGAGAACCATAGTCCCTACCAACCTCAGCATCAGAAACAATCGGTACAGTTATCCAGTCAAAAGGCAAATGCTCCATTACGTGTTTCATAATCTTGTAGACCTTCTTCAACTCAGGTACGTAAACGTCAGCCACGATACTATCGTGAACCGTGATAGCTAGACAAGACTTTAAGTTAAATTTTCTGAACATCTTGTTAATCATAACAATAGATTTAAGCGTCATCGACGATCCCGTCCCTTGGATTGGTGAATTGACACCCTGCCTAAAGGAATCGGCTTGAATACCTCTGTCGTTTGAGTCAACTCCTGGGAGTCTACGACGGAAACCGGCTAATGTCTCAACATACTTCTGTTCTTTAACTTGTTTCTTTGTTCCATTAATCCAGTTTCTAACACCTTGGAACTCTTCGAAGTATTTCGCGATGAAGTCTTCAGCTTCTTCAAGAGACACACCCATATCTTGAGCTAGGGATCGCGCTCCTTTTCCGTAGAGCAACCCAAATCCGACGGCTTTTGCAGCTGTACGCTGGTCATCTGTTACTTCTGACTCAGGAATACCGTGAACCTTAGATGCAACGTATCTATGAATGTCTTTTCCATCTTTATACGCTTGGATAAGGTTAGGGTCACCAGAGAAGATGGCAGCCACACGAAGTTCTAATTGAGAATAGTCAAACTGTACGATTACACCGTCAGCACCAAACCGACTAATAAACAACTTTTTCGGACCATAGTGATAAGAGAACTCACGTGGGTCATTCGTTTTTCGAGGGAAGTTCTGCGCGTTCGGCTTCTCAGAACTCAAACGGGAGGTTACTGTGCCCGTTAAGTTAAAGCTAGGGTGTACAAGTCCATCGTTACCTATCCATTCAACCGCAGGAGCTATATACGTCCCATAAACTTTCTCTAATTTACGCCACTCACTCATTAAGTTCGCGATAGGATGTTTGTCTTCCAGATATGCTAATGTTTCTTTACCCGTTGAGTAATCTTGAATCGTTAGTTGATTCTTAGATTTAAGCTTACCTTTATCTGTCAGGAATGGAGTGTCCAACCCTAGCTTCTCAAATAGAAGCTCTCGCAACTGGTTCGGTGAACTAAAGCTAAACTTAAAGTTTTTAAACTTGTCCCACTTCAGTATCTCTGGGTCACGGTCTTCTTTTGGTTTCTTCATTTCTAGCTTACGACGTTCGAACATATCTTGCTTTTCGCGTTCTATCTGGACAATCTCAGGGAACATACGAAGTTTATCCTCAATTTGCGCTATCTTCTTTAGATAAAGCCCTTGGAACTCTTCAGCACGCTCTCTATCCAGCTTTATACCGTTAACCTCTAAATCTCGTAAGGCTTCTGAAGACTCCATATAAAGCTCGAATAAGGATGGCCACTTCTCGTGTTCGTCTATCTTCGGATTAAAGACTTCGTATAAACGCATTGTACAGTCTACGTCAGCAGCAGCATACTCTCGGAGTATTTCCCAGTCAATCATATCGTAGTTACCCACGATCCCGTTTTCTTTCTTATAGTCGTCCAACGCGTTATCATAGCCACCCATATCGGTGAGCTCCCACGCTAACTCTTTAAGCCCGTGACCACCACGCTCCTCACTAACAGTGATATAATGGGCAACCATCGGGTCGAACGCATATCCTTGGGTATCAATATTATAAATAGCTTTCAGCCACTTCGTATCGAACTTACCGTTATGTCCCATCTTTTTAACCTTCGGATTCTCCATCAAGTTACGGATACCAGCAACTAGCTCGTTAAGCTGGTCACCAGTCCACTCAAACTGTCGATGCTCCAAAGGTATCGTAACACCATAGTGTGTCTTATCGGTTAACGAGATACAGACAATCTTAGAATCATCACGGAAAGGGTCAAGTCCAGTGGTCTCTAAGTCAAATACGATGATGTCAGAGTCAGCTTCTGTATTAAGCCTTTCAATCTCGGCTAGTGCTTCATCTAACGTTTCAAGATATCTGTAGTCAACCTCTTTCTTCTCTAGGAAAGCGTCACCCTCTTTAATAAGCTTACCAAGGTTTCCTAAGTCGGTTGTGAAGTTCTTCGCGTGTACCGGCTGTCGGAAGATTGTCGTAGGGTGTACCATCGGGAAGATAATGCGGTCATCCTGCTTAATCGCTTTACCACGGAACTTCGTAATACCTGTTTTGTTCATAATCTTCTTAAGAGCCACGTTACCCATCGGAACGATAATTTCAGGGTTTACTATTTTAATCTCAGCTTCCAGATACGGACTACAGTTCGCAATTTCGTCTCTTGAAGGCTGTCTTTGCACGCCCTTATCGTCTGAAGGGGTCGGGCACTTAATAGCCCCTGTAAAGTAGCAATCTTTGTCTACGTCAAGCCCTATTTGACTCAGGAGGTCACGGAAAAGGTTTCCAGCCTTACCATTCATCCACAGACCGTCGTCACTCTCAAAGTCAGTGGGATTATCAGCTACAAACATAATCTTAGCCGACTTTCTACCTGTACCCATCAAGCAGGGCACGCACGTTTTGGAAATGTCGCATTTATCACAATTCATTTAATCAACCTCCTACTTAATTAAAGGCGGGAAAGGCATAATTTACTCCGTTGAACAAGAAAGAGCCGTAGCAATAAGCCCCAGCCCTAACCTGAACGAAATAATTAGCATATCATCATATTGTCAACTGTACGAAAGAACTCGATTATTTTTTGGATAAGTAAACTAGCTTATTTCTTTTTCATGTAATCTTCTGGATTTAACTCCGACACCGTTGCAGCAAGTTTCTTAGCTGGTTTAAACTTCAGGTTCACAGAAGCTGGAATTTGAATTTCTTCACCAGTTTGAGGGTTGCGTCCTTTACGAGCTGGACGTCCGTTAGGCTTTAAAGTGAAGAAGTCAACTAGGTTAATATCATCGCCAGCTGTTAAGCCTGATTTAATTGCGTCACGGAATAAGTCTACTGCTAGGCTTGCTTCCTTTTGTGTTAACGCTTTGTCTGAGTTGTCTGCCATGTACTTTACGATATCTTCTTTATTCATTTCTTGTTACCTCCAAAGGATTATAGTTTTATATGTTAGCCCTTATCGAGCTTACAACCTAATAAAAGGGAGTAAACAGCAATTTACCCCCAGCTGTCAGAAATTATTTTTCAACCAGTTTTTAAATAACTCAGGTTTCTCACGAAGAATGTAAGTCATCCAAAGCATACCATAGTTCGCTTCGTCACCCACAGTGTCCGTCTTACCTTCACCAACTTCATCTTTCTTATCGTGCAACATCATATTCTCTAATCGGTCAAACTTACGAGCCATATTAAAGAAGATGTCCATTTCACCCCTCTTACAAAAACTGCGTCCATATGTTCCCTCTTTCTTATACTGGATTTCAGAAAGGTAAACAAATACAGTCGTCATAAGAAGGTTGTCTTCTCTAAGCTCCATTTCAGGATGCACGTAAGGTAACTTAGCATAGACCTCTACAAGCTCATCAACCGTAATGTCAGCGACTAACTGCGGATCAAGCATATCGTGTAGCTTGTCGTGAATCTCTTTCTTAAACTTAATCCAATCTTCATTAGTATGCACCTTCTGTTGTCGCTCCATCAATAACCCAACCTTCCAGTTTAATTTTGTCTTCAACGAATGCCGCATAATCTAACCAGTTCACAGTCGTCATCGCGTTTTTATCGTCGAAGTAAATGTCAGCCCCTAACTTACGAGCTACGTGTGGGTGGTACTTTGTCACAACCAACGGAACTTGGTCGTTAATACTCGTAAATATACTGAACAAGTCGTTCTCTAATAGAAAGCTTAATGCTTCATCTAAGCTCGGACCTGTTCTACATGTCCATAATACGAGCGTATAGCCCTTTTCATACCAACTCAACAGAACATCTTTACAATTCGGCTGTAACACCAACTTTTTACCCATATCCGGTTCAGTCGTTATGTTACCGTCGAAGTCCACACCAAGAATCAAATCACCTGTAATCGTTTGTTTCGTTTTACCCATATCATTTACCTCCAAATAGTAGTTTAAAGCCATTCTTAACTAGTGCTGGTAACCAGAACACCATCGTGATTAAAATAGTAGCCGTATAAAGAAGCTCAGAGTTGTCATTCAAGAATTCCATAGCCTTTTCATACCCCTCTTTAGAATCTTTCTCCTTTTTGGTCAACTCTTCGTTGTTCTTAAGCTTTCTTCCGAGTATCTTAAGCTTTCGAATTAGCCACATACCGTTAATACAACCAATAAGTAGATAGCTAGACATAATCAAAACATAGAGCATATCGTTTACCTCCAGAGCGTTTTATAGTAAGAGGGGCAGTTTACCCCTCGCAACTTATTTACCTTCGATGTACGCCTTTTGAGCGTCTGTATAGTGGCTGTATAAATCTTCAAACTCTTCGATACCTTTATACTTATTATAAAGGAAGAATAAGCAAGAGAGCTTCCACTGCCCGTCAGCCATTAGTCGTAGAGCTTCCACCATGACTTCAGCGTTACCTAGCTTGTGAGCACGATAAGCCATCATAGCGTAAAGCGTCATACGGAAGTACGGGTCAGGGCTACCTTTAATAATGTTCATCGTATTATACGCAATCTCTGTATTTACGATGTTATCGTTAACGTGAATAAGAGACTCGACAAGGTATTCTAACTGGCGTAACAGCGATTCACCTTCTTCAAAGCCTAGCACTTCCATACGTGGTTCGTTTTCGAACTCAAAATGTTCAACGGTTGGAGTTTCCTCTTCTGACTCAGAAGAAAGCTTATGCTTATCAATACCATATTCAGCGAGAAACTTATCAGCAACTTCATACCCATAGTCTTTTAAGTAGGCGTGGAGTGAGTCTGAAATATGTCTGAAAGTTCCAACCTTGATACCAAGCATACTAGCCATATACTCTTGAATCGTAGAAAACTGAACGTAGTTAGTCGGGTGTCCAAAGTCACCATCTGTGGAGCGTGTGAAAACTGTCGCGTCAAGTTTTCCTTTTCGGATCTTAAAGTGAATCTCACGGTTACAAGCAATGTCTTTTCCACCTGAAAGGGTGTATTCAGAATTATCATAGCGCGGATCTCCGATTGTTACGAACGCCTGTCTGGTATCCTCATCAGCCTGTAATTTTAAGAAAGCATCGTGTAACTGGTCAATGGGGTTAAAGACTTCGCCAGATGCACGGTTAAGTCCCCAAGCACGCATTCTCTCACCATATGCAGCATTAAAATAAATACCGTCATCAGAAAAGTTTTTCATGTTAGAATTGTACAAGTCAAGCCAAGCAACATCGGAACGTCCAAGAAGAATCCAGAAAGCTTCTGAAAGAAAGAAGAACGGATTTGTTTTTCTACCTCTTAGAAAGGTAACACGGTCATAAGGGTTTTTATGTTCAATAACAGCAGGGCGTAGCTCTTTAATCTCTTTACCTCTAGGAGCTAGAATATCCCCATGTTTGTGAATAGCTAGCGTATAGTTCATATAGGTCTGGGAAGGGTTTTCACCCTTAAAAACAAAAGTCATTAAGTATTCCTCCTTTATTAAGTACACCTAATAAAAGAAAAACAGCAGGAATTTACTCCCTGCTGTCAACGTTTTCTATTAAATTATCCTTCAGCTGGTGGCTCTTCTGGTTCTGGCTCTGGTTCAACAGGAGCCGGCTCTACATGGTCTGGGTGGACAAAGAATGCTGTGCCCAAACCGGGAATGTACTTCTCTGCACCGCCACGCTCGTCAACTGATGCGAAAGAGATTTGTAATTCTTTACCCAACGCTGGCAGATACTTTTCAGCTCCACCCTTTTCGTTAATATGCTCAGGATGTAAATAAAACAGGTTTCCCAGTTGCGGAATATATTTTTCGTATGCCATGATAAACACCTCCATATAAAAATATAGAGGTGTAGAGGGTTTACTCTTTTAACCAGTTCACATCGTCGGTTTGAAGCTTCATTTTCTTTTTAGGTCGCTTTCCCTTAGCGAAGTCATAGCCATTCTCAAAAGCCCAATAGTTAAAAATTTTCGATGATTCACATGCCCAACCTTCCCATACTCTTAGGTCAAGGTGCTGTTCACGGTTAGGATTATACTTATAATCAAGCCCTAAACGTTTAAATTCGTGTCGGTAAACACTAGCAATGAAATAAACGATGTCGAGGTAGCTCATATTTCCCTTTTCCTCGAAGATGTAGTCGATACCACGTTTGCAACCAGGACCTACATTCGGAAAGTGGTCAGGCGTAAAGTGGACATAAGGTATTCCTGTATACTCTTCAACGATACCCAAGTCCAAGCAAGCTTCGTAAGAGTTAAATAAGCCGATGCCAGGAATGCAAGTTAGGTACTCCACAACTGATTCCATGTTGTTTTCAGGATTGAAAACAAAGTCGCAAAGCTCATCAAGGTGGTCTTTAATCCACTGAATTAAGCAGATAGCATTCTCCAACTTGTTCTTATTCGTAGCTGGGTCAGGGTTAGCAACCTTCAAGTCGTTAACATAGTAAGCAGCTGTAAAAAGTGGAAACTCCTGCTCGCGTCTCTCTCGTAGATTATCTTTTGCTCTTGCCCAGTCATCTTCGAACGTTTCAGGATGAAGATAACCAATGACTTCCCAAGTCTCAATACGACAGAACAGGCGATAAATGAATGTGTTCAACAAAAGGTACTTTTTAGATTCATAGTTATCTTTTAGGTGGGGAAGGAGGTTCTTAATATAGAAAATCGTCACACGGTCGTCACGGCGATCCGTATTAGTCATGTGATACTGACTCATCACTGGGTGATCAGTCCAAGGGGCAGGTTGGTTCTCCATTACCCTTTTCCACCAGATGTTTTGGCGTTCCACCGCGTTCTCAAAGTAAAGTTCCCAGAGGGGTTTTCCAGTAGCTGGGTCAACTCGTAGCTTTACCGTCTCATCAGGTAGATTAATATACTTGTCTTCCCAGTGGGGTTGTAAAACTCTTTCCATAGATAGTAAAAACTCGTGGTCGGGTACTTCACCATAATTTACAAACGGGTTGTTATTCGACTCTGCTAAACTCATCCTAATCCCTCCATGTTCTCGTTTACTTGCTCGTGGAACCAGTCATAAACCTCGTCAAGACTTACACTAGTATTATCAACAGCCCAGCTTTTTACACCGATAGCTGTAAACTTCTCTACGTTGTTCGTAACAGTTCGTAGCTTTCCAGCCACGTACTTCATGTTAATATCTTTACCACCATTACGTTTCTTTATACGTTGCTCATTCACCTCTAAAGGAATTATAATACTCATTACCCCTATCTGGCGATTGGTAAAAGCTAAGTCGTAGGAAAACTCACCGAACACCTGTGCCCAAAACGTAAAGGAAGCAGAGATAGTCATAGACTCAAAGAGAACGTGGAAAGGCATTACCCATAGCTTTTTAAGAATCTCTTTGGTATATTCCTTGTCTTGGAACGTTGACGTATCACCTCCCCCAGTTTTGTTTCGGTATGTACCAAGGAGTGCATACCCTAACTGTGGGAGCACCGTTGCTACGTCTTTACCCTTGTCAGTCAGGATATACGCTTTTTTATCTTCAAACAACATTCTTATTGGGATAGTTGACTTTCCAGCCCCGTTTGAACCTCTTATGTTTATGCACTTAAGGTTTTTCTCCTTAAACTTTCCTATAGCTTCTTTAGTCAATCTTTTAATCTCTTCGTCAAGTGCTACTCTTGGTAACTTAATTGACTTCCGAATAACTTCAACCATGATTTTTTGCCCTCCTCAAAATATCTCCAAATAAGTTTCGTACCGTTTACCTTTCCAGCATAGCTACACTTTCGCATACAGCATTTAGATATCCTGTTCCTATTTATGGGGTAAACAGCAGCTGCTGAACGTACCGTTTCGAAAACTTCACCCGTGTTTAAAAGAACTATCCTTTGTGACCTGTGGTTCTTTGAACCTTGTATTTTCCTTACACCGTAGTCGTGTTTCTCATTTTTGTCGTACTCATCAGCGTATCTCCAAATCATTGCATCACCGTTTGGCATCCTGCCAGCAAAGGAAGTTTCTCTTTTACAGCAAAGTGTTATGCTTCCACGCCCAGCACCTTTGACTTCAGCATCTTTTAGGGTCAAGAAAAGTTCACCCGTGTTTGTCAATACAACAGCCCTCGCTCTATGGTGCTTTGCGCCTTTCATTGTAGTGGGACCACAATCACCGCCATCGGTGATGTTAGTTAATTCATATCCTAGAGTGTCTCGTAGTTCGTGAATCAACCAAACTTCAGCACTGTACGCTTCTTCCTCAGTTAAGTTCTCAAACTCAAAGTTAACAACCGCACCGTATTTATTCAAGGTATTCAGGAAAAAGGGATTTCGTTTACGGGTTAGCTTCCACCTGTCATTTTTACCCTTTCCAACGTAGAAAGGCTCAAAGTTATCAAGTCGATAGTAAACGTAAACATAGTATTCCTTGCTATCAACCACCCATGTTCACCTCCAACTCTTTAAAGAACCAGTCAAGCGTTTCTTCCTTCTTGATATCTTGGTTCGACGTTTCCCAGCTAGCAAGTCCGTCATCTTTAAACTTCTGAACATTTTTCTTAACCGTTCTCCATTTACTCTCTATTTGTTCCCACTTAACTTCTTTACCACCGTTACGAGCTAGTACACGAGCCTTAACAACGTCCATTTCATTAACGATACTCATTACACCGGCTTTACGGAAAGGGTTAACTTTCTCATAATGTTGTAACAACAGGGAATATGTACTATAGACGGTGCTACACAAAATCCCCTCGAATAGAATGTTAAATGGTAGCTGATTACAAAGTTCAAGAATACGCTTTGTATCATCTGTTGTTCTTATCGTATCAAGCCCTCCAGCAGCATTACGGTATTTACCAAGAGCTAACCATCCCATGCTAGGAAAAACTGTTGCAACATCTTTACCTTCTAACGTAAGCATGTACGCTTCACGGTCATTAGCCAGCATCTGTAACGGGATCGTAGATTTACCTGAGCCATTCGTACCTCGCACGTTTACTAACTTTAACCCAGTGGGCAGTTCCGTTACGCTTTCAATCGCTTCCATTATGTCAACACGTTCCATCTTAATCGATTCGCGAACAACTTCTAATTCACTCATAACCATTCCTCCTTTTTGTTATTACCTAATATAACCAACTTCGAGGAAATTTACTCCCCGAAGCGCAACACTCCTGTAACCTCTCCGTCCTCGATAGAGCATTCTTTTACAACTTCCAGTTTTAGCTTTTGCCCTTGTGTGAACAGCATTAGCTTTCGAATGAACTCTTGTCGATATGACTGACGAACAAAGTATCTTCCCTCGGCTAGCTCGTACATGTCATCAAAAGCAACGTCGCTTTTTTTCACACGAGCCTTTAAGTCAGGATACTCAGATTCATCGAACGAAGCAAAGCATATTTCTACACAGCTCGCAACACTTCGTACCGCGTCAACTACTCGGAATACATCATGCGGAGTCGTAATCGGAGGAATAATTGGTGCAGTCTTTACAACTACATAAATACCAGCGTTGAAGCAACGCACAACCGAATTGAACAACTCTTCAGGTGTAGCCATCGTTGGGTAAAGGATCTTTTGTTTCTTTTCGTCCATAGAAGCTATCTGGATTCTTGCTTCGCTTCGCTTATCTCGTGATAGTGCATCGATAGCCCATGCTGGAATCTCCTGTCTTGTTTCTAACGAAATAGGCACGAACGATTTCACACAAGCTTCCATGGCATGCTGGGTAGCATGTCGCTTGTTCTCTCTTCTATGGAAAGGCTCTACAGGGAAATAACAGATATCTAACTCACCGCGCTTCTTTAGCTCAGCAATGTAGGCAGGATATTTACGGTTTACACGCTCACCAGCATAAGGGTCAACTACTAGTAACTTGGATTTAACGTCAGTGTTAATTGGGTTTCTCATTTCATCTTCTCCTATCGTTTTGGTTGGTGGCAGTTTCGTTTTAACGACTGTGCTTCTGAACTCTTCGCTCAGTTTAAGATATTCAGGGCTAATACCTTTTATTACATCTTCTGTTATCGCTTCTTTAACGCGGTGCAGGGAAGATACAAGTGTCAGTTCTCGTAACTCTTCAGGTAGTAGCTCTAAAAACGTCTTATATTCGTTGCTGTCGAGTTTCGCACGTAAATAGTAATTAACTATCCACTGAACGGTTTGAACTCTGTAGATGCCCTTCACGTCGTTTACAGCACGTATTAGCGTATATGAATCAATATACTCCATCGCTCTTTTCGTTCCACGGCTATGAATGCCACGCCTGAACATACGTCCTAGATGATGGTGGGATATCGTCATTTCCGCTACCTTAATCACGCGCACCCAATTCTTATAGTATTCAGAGCTAATCAAGTCAAGCTTCTTGTCACCTTCTTCGAAAGCCCCAAGCCGGTAATCCTGTTCCGCTAGCTCTTTTAGTTGCCAGTCTTTTTCAAAATCTTCAGGTTTATCGTATAAAGGGAAGGGTATTGGGTTATAGTAACTAGTAATAGGTGGTTGACCGCTCCAGAAGTCGTATAAGTCTGTTAGCCTTTCTCGAACGTCACCTTCAAAGTTCTTAACCCACAGCCTGTTCGTTGTTAAGGTAAAGATACCCGACTTTCTACGAAGGTGACCACCTATCCATTTGCAAGGCTCGATGAATCGAAACATGTCGTCATGAATATGGTCATCCCAAACCATAGAACGCGAATACACATTGTTATTAACGCCCTCTTTTGAGACGGTGAAATGCCACGAG